GGGACTTTCTCAATGCTCCAGGCTTTTTTATCGCTTTTTTTATGTTTAGCGTCATTTGTTTTCTCCTTTATATTTTTCAATCTCAACACTTGGGATAAATTTGTCCACATTTGGAACAGATTTACTTAAAATTGTTTTTTCGATTGAGGTATCAGCTCTTAACTGAGCTAATTTTTCATTTTGATCCAACTTCTCGTCTTGAGTTTGTTGGTTCATCATTGCTTTCATACGATCAAGATTAATTCTCTCGTCATCATATTGTTTTTTTCTAAAATTATCAGCTGCTCTGAGATCTAATTCTCTTGATCTTAGTTTAGCAATTGGATCATGATCAAATTGGGAAGTTATTTTCTTTTCTTCACTCATAAATTCTTCCATCATCTCTGCAATCAAGATTGCTTTCCGTGCTTCGATTCGTTGTTGCAACATCATCATCTGCATTTGTATCTGAGGATTCTGTTGTGCCATTTGTTGCATCTGTGCAAGTTGTGGTATTTCATTTTTAAACTCTAATTCAATTTGTTCTTGAGCCATTAATGAAATATGTTCCATACAATTTTTTTCTAAGGCAGCCATAACCATTGGATTATTTCTTGCCATGTTAGTAGCCATGAAATTTAAGTGAGCTGTAATGTGTGCTCTATGATCTTGACCTGGAAACGCTTGAAAAGGTTTACCAGCCATAGCCATAATATTTTCTAACGCTGGATCAATGGGTGCTGGTTGAGGTGGTTTAACCAATAAGGTATCAATATCTTTTACACCTAAGGCTTCATACATATTTCGATACGCTTGATACATATTGTGCATCTGAGGATTTGCGACTGCCAATTGCAACTCTGTTTGCGCGAGGGAGATTCGCTGAGTTTGAGAGAAAATGTTGGGATCAGCAACTGGCAGTATATCTACCCGATCATCAAAGTCTTGTTGTTTAATCATTCTTTGACCCCCAACCACATCGTACGGATATTCCGGTGGTAAATATAATTTGAATACTCTAGCTAATAATTTGAATTCTTGTTTAAGAGCTGAGTAAATTCTTTTATGTATTGCTGACATAGTTCTACTGCCTCTTTCAAGAAGAGCTACAGTTGTTCCTACAGCTGCTTGTTGATTGCCATCGCCAACTTGTAAATCAGCGATTGAAGCAAATCTTTGACCAGCTTGAACAACAATACCCATTAATTGTAATAAAGTTGGAGAAGGTTCTTTAAATGGTAACATCATAAATGAATCTTTTAAGTTACCACCTGGAGCATCTACATCTCTAAACTCTCCTGGTTGAATAGACTGCGCATCATCTCTAATTCTAATGCCACGCATTTTAAATCCTGCCGGTAAGTTGGAGAGCGTACCGGCATCCAATAATTGACGTAGAGCTGCAGTTGCAGTTCTTGATAGACCACCAATCATATGGATGAGACCGAAGCCATAGAAACCTAATCCAGGCAGAAATTTAAAATGAACAAAGTATTCTATTTTATTTTTTCTAGGGTCTCCAATTTCATAATTTCTTTTAATAGCTAAAACTTGTCGTGATGATTCTTCAATTGTTACAATATATGGAATTTTAATTCCAGAAGGTTCTCCCGTTTCTTTATCAGTATCTTCAAAACCTTCTAAGTCTAAATTAATATGACATTCTAAAATAGTATAAACATCATCGTCTTTAGTTTTTCTTTGACCTTCTAATTCTCGTTCTTTTTTCTTAACATCATCTTCTATTTGAGCAGGGGTACCTAATTCTATATCTCTATAAAATCCTGCAACTTGTTGTTTTCTTAATTCGTTTTTAGAAACTTTAATTCTATGAATAATAGCTTCAGCATCTTCTAAAGAAGTAGCTGTATACGGAACAATTAAATCATCTGCTGGAACAAACTTTGAAGTTGCTCTTTGTTCAAGTTCATCATAGTAAACTTTTTTAAATGCTGATCCTGCTAGAGGTAAGTAAAATAACATTTGATCAAAGTCTGGCTCATAGTCTTTCATTTTTTCCATGAGCTCATAGTTCATGTAATCTTTTACTCTTTCAGCTTGTTTCGTTTTCTCCGGATTCGGTGCGCCAATCGCCTGTGTTCTGACAGGCCCATCAGCAGGGAGTAACTCCTTATATGCCAACGCTTGAAACTGCGTAACTGCTTCAGCCAAAACTGGATGAGTTGCGCCAGACGCGCCTTGAAATGGTTCGGTTCGCATGTCATATTTAAATCCTAATAAATCTAACCCGGTAGTATAAGTTCTTTCCCATTCTTTTCTACCCATATTATAATCCATATATTTTCCACTTAGGTCTGCGCCTAATTCGGATAAAACTTGATCGGGTAAAAATTCTGCTAAGTTTGCGTAGTGTTCATCGCTGCCTTCCATCGATGCAGCTGCTGGATCGAAATTAATATCAACTGATCCATCTTCTTGTTCGGTTACTTCAACGCCATCGGGACTTTCTTGAATCTCTTCTTGAGCTTCAACAACTTGTTCTTGAATTTCTTCTTCCCCCGGAACGTTAATTGTTTTTCTTGGCTCGTTTGGTAGAGCCTTGTCTATTTTGTCTGCCATTTATTTTCTCCAATTTAACTGTTTTAACAGTATTATAATTAATATTCAAGCCCTGAGGCGTGGGTCCTGATTCTGGCGCCAGGAGCCAAGTCTTAGGATACCTAGACTTTGAGGTTTTTGATTTGGTTTGCATAAGGTCCATATGTTGGTGTGTTTGCTGTAACTACTTCTTCCTTTTCATCAAGTTCAAAAGGTGTAATATTTTGGGCTGTGCTTTGTATATCACTTAATCTCTCAGATGCTTCTAAATTTTTTTGCTCATCTATTTCAGCCTTTTTCTGATTCATTTCATCCATAAAACTCATCGCGTGTGCTTGGGTACCTAGCATTTGGCCTGGTAGACGATTTTTAGATAACCATCCTGCAGCTCCCACAGCTGCTGTCGCTGGGGGCACACCAAATACAAAATTAAATAAACTATAGTCTAGTGCAGCAGCTCCTCCCCGTCCCGGTAAAGGGATAAATTTACTAATATCTTGTCCTTTATTAAGAGCACTTCTTAAAAATACTTGAGCCTTTTTAATTTGACCAGGATTTAATTTTATACCTATTTTTTTAAATATTTTTTCAATAGGAGTTGCAGCGCCATGTTGTTTTTTACTTAATCCATATTGAATATCAGTAATGGGCTCCATGGTTGTATAATAATCCTTAACGGCTTTTCTTCTTAAATTCATTCTTTTTTCTTTAGCTTTTTCTCCTTTGTCACTGGCTTCAAATTCTGTATCAGCGCCTTTCCAGAGATTAGTAAATATTTTTCTTGCTGCCCCTTCTTGAAGATTCGCTCTCCAGGGGGCGATGTGAGTTTCCCAAGGTCCATCTTTAAAAGATGTATTATGAGCAATATGCAAACCACTTTGTTTGACATGTCTCTTAGGATCATAGCCAGGAATAAGTGCTTTATTAATTTGTTGAACAAGTCCTTCTTTATTTATAAATTCTTTTATTGTCTGAGATCTAATTACTTCATCCCAAGACATCGGTTGACCTTTTGAATTACGCGCGTTGCCTTCCTGAACATAAGATTCTATTGTATTCCAATTAAATGGCTTATTATTTTTATCGATCAAAGTTATCTTTTCCATATCTCCTCGATTAAGTTCTGGTTTACTGTTTATAAGTTTTAAACTGTCTTTACTAAATTTAAAAGGAGCGTCCCAAAGATTTTTATAGGTTCTAGTAACTAAATCTCCCCATAATATGCTTTTAGCGTTTCGAGGGTTCTTATAAAATTTTACTGTTTGTCCTCTAGATTTTCTAGTCCTTGCAGCAGCTTCTTCTTTTTCTTTAGCAATAAACTCTTCTCTTGCATCAGGATCCATGGCTTCTATTTTTTTCTTTTTCAACACTAATGCTTTTTTTGCTTTTGCTTGTCTTTCCTCAATAGACATTTCTTGATAATTTTTATCCGAGGTATATTTATCTTTTAGTTTTTTTTCAGAAAAATTCTTTTTATGTTCTTGATACTTGTCTTTGCCCCATAACTCTATCATCTTCTTTTCTGTGATAGCTCTTTCTATCTTAGAACCTTTAAAATCAAAATCTTTAGGGAAATCATTTCTATAATCTTTTATTCTTTTATGAACATTATTTTGATTAAAAGAATCAGCTTGAGATGGTTTCCAATCCTTATTTAATAATTCAGCAAATTCTGCATTGGTGTGGGTATTTTTATGTTTAATTCTCAGCTCAATAAATTTGTCTTTAGTAATAACAGGTTTAGTACCCTCATTAAATCCAATCCGTCCACCATCAGCTTTTCTATCTAAGAAATGTGGTTTTTTCACTATGGTGTCATCTTGAAGATATTCTTCAAAAGTCATCTGGTCTTCATAATTAGTTGCCCAATCAGCCCAGCTACCACCATACTTAAAACCGATTCGTCCACCATCAGCTTTTAATTCTATCCCTAGTTCATCTGCTTTTTTAAAAATTAAATCTTTAACAAACCATTCTGGCATCTCAGCACCAGTTAAGTAATGCTTCATTCTACCTACATAGTCATTAAAAACTTTTTGGTTTCGTTCTTGCTGTGATAAGGGATTTGGTTTTGGTAGAATTACATCTCCACCATTTGAAAATTTTTGACGTCTTGTAAGATACGCCATCATATCGTTCCACTCGGCGATCTTCACTTAAACTCCTAATAGGCCTGGTAATCCTCCACGTGCAACATTAGATCTTTCCATTAGAAGAAAGTCATCAATTGATATTACAGGAAGTCCTTGTTCGTTTTGCCCGGCTTTATATTTTTCATACTCTTCTACAATTAGTGGATCATAATCTCCAGGATTATAAGCAACTTTTTGAGGAGCTGAACCTCCTGCCATTTCTTTCATATAAAATTCTATAATTTCGTCATTGCTTCGAGGTCTTCTTCCTTTTCGTTTAATGAATTCTTCTACAACTTTTTTTATTAAAATATCTTTATTGATCCCTGATGCTTGATTCATGATACCTGTGTTATCGGATTGAACTTGTTGACCATATGGAATACCTTGATCCTGCATCAATTCGATAGTTGATAATTCATCTTCTACTATTTCAGGATCCTCGTCTCCATAAGCATAACCGGTTCTTCCACCTTGAGAAAAATCATGATGTCTCATCAGACTTTGTGTAGCTTTATCAACACTGCTTGGAGTAATCATTTTTGCTCCTTCAGCTAAATCTAAAATCCCTGCACCTTCGGTATTCATAGTTCCTTCTAATTGAAGCATTGCAACCATGTCTTCTATACGTGGAGGATTAGCACTGTTAAAATCTTCCCGTGCTCCAGGAAATCTTCTAAAAAATTTAGAAAGAATTTTTTGATAAGCACTGTCCAACGCAGCGCCTTTTTCAATTTGTTCTACTCGTGATGGAGAAACCTTAGAAGTTACACCTACTTCTTCAAAGTCAAAATCATTTTTCCAATTATCTATTGCCATTAATAATATACCTTCTCTGTTTTAACTACTTTTTCGTCTTTGTAGTCTTCTGGGTGGGCAATTAATCCACCTTGTCTAAATCGCATTACAGCTTGGGTCATACTATCGACCAAGTCGTCATGATCCCCATATGGAAACGCAGCACATTCTTCAATTACTTCTTGAGCAAACTCCATTTCTTTGGGCGCCCATATGCGTCCACTCTCAAAAAGAGGGGAAACGCTGTTTACTCTAGTATGTTTATCGTTTCCTTTACTAGGTGTGAAATTTATAACAGGAATTCCCATCTTACGCAACTCATAAGTTAAGGGGAGTCCTGATGCCTTACTCTCGATTATAACGGTCTCGGGATTCCAATAACCATATTGTTCCAGGGCAATTCTTCTTAGTTCAGGAAACTCGTATCTTCCCTTTAATGCATCTACTAAAATTAATTCTGGAGCACTATCTTCATCTGGCGTAAACACTCCCCACGTTGTAATGGCAGAAAAGTCTGCTGTTTCCTTTTTCATAAATGCTGTATCATAAGATTGAATAACATGTTGTAATGGGGGGAGCTCTTCTGGTTCCCAATTTTTCCACCACTCCCTTTTGATTAAAGCTCCTTCTTCAGAAGTTGGATTCTGCATATACTGTGCATTCCATTTGCTTCCAGGAATAGATGCTTTAACTCCGTTTAAATCCTCCAAGCTCCAGTATTCAGGCCACACGGGTTTACCGGAAGGCATGATGGCAGGGAATTCAATTATTTCCCACTGATCAGCTTTAGGTTCTTTTTGAGCACCTAATAATCTGCCAGTTAAATCTTTTTCATTCCATCTAGTCATTACGACTATAATTGCTCCACCAGGTTGAAGACGTTGTCTGGGCCCAGAAGTAAACCATTCATAAGTTCTATCTAAAGCTTGAGCATTCATGGCGTCTTGTTCAGTATGTGGATCATCAATAATTAATAAATCAGCACCCCTTCCAGTAATAGCTGAACCCACACCGGCTGCATAATATTCTCCACCTTGTTGGGTTTCCCATTTCCCTGCTGCTTGAGAATCTTCTTTTAATCTAGTTTTAAAAACTTGTTGATATTCTCCTGAATCAATTAATTGTTTTGCTTTACGCCCAAAACGGACGGAAAGCTCAGTAGTATTTGTAGATTGTATTATTTTTAATTTAGGATTCTTTCCCACCATCCATGCAGGTAAAAGGTAAGAAGCAAATTCAGATTTGGTATGCCTAGGGGGCATATTAATAATGAGTCTCTTAATTTTTCCTTCAGCTAATTTATTAAATTTATCTGCTATCCTTTTATGATGGGACCCCTCTATAAAATCAGGCCAAACATGTTTAACAAAACTTAAGAAATCAGATTTAACCTTAGATTCCTTTTTCTTTTCTTTCCATTGATTCATCATCAATGAAAATTGTCTTCTTACATCAGCTGGGAGCTTTTCAAAATTTTTTAATTTTTCTTTATCTAGGTTCATTAAGTTTTCAATTTTTGCAAAATTTTTGAGGATTAATTTTGAAACCTTCGCAAAGTATTATATAGCATTAACTGTTTAAATCAAACGTTACAACCTGAAGTAGTGGGACCCCTTTTCTGAGTTTAAAAAAAACCCAAAATGGACTTTTCAAATTCTTTGATTGGTCTGGTACCTCTATGAAACCTGGTGCCCCGAAGGGGCAAAAAATTTTTAAAAACAAAATAAAAAAAACCCAAAATGGACGTAGTGTCTCCGATTATTGTTGACACAATATGGAGCCTGGCGCCAGGGTATGGAGACCTGGCGCCACAACCTATGGTTGTATGCATTTACTGCATACGTTTATAGATTGAATTTTTAATGTACTGTTTTTCTATTCTCCTTCTGCCAGTTTTTATATTCATCAGTTTGCATGGTTAACTTCTGCAATTCTGGCAAGACTAACAAAGCCATTGCATAGGACATTGCTTCGTCTCCAATTTGTTTAGCACAATGTTCAACACGTTGTGCGACTTCTTCTTTCGGTGCATTGTACACGAACAAAGCCGAATGAATTATTGCTGGTGTTAAATGTTTTGGAAAGTTTAAATCTTTATTAAAAGATTTCCCAAAATGTTTATGTTTATTTGCTTTCATATTGCTCCTTTTTAAGTTAGGACTATCCTATCAAACAAATGTGGCAAGATTAAGACAATCCTAAAAAAAGTTTCAACCTATGGTTGTTTTTGTTCCAGTTTAAATAGCTGGATATCAATTTGTCTTATTCTATGCTCTACGTATAAGAACAAACCAAACCCAGCTACAATAAAAAATATTCCCAAATATAATAATAAATTATAAATCATATTAGTATCTTATAGTCCAACTATCCATTGCCTTACGATAACCTCCTGCATCTACGTCCCAATAACAATAAAAAGCCCTATCGGCTTTGGTTGTATCCTGAATAGACTTGTCATCATTTAAGCCATTTCTTGTAATGGTCTTTTTATCTTTAGCCGAATAGTAAGTAATTCTAAACGGCTTAATTATCCAGTTAATCATATTTCACTCCTTTATTTATTATGGGACAATTATACATCATCCCATAATAAAAGTCAAGTTTTATTTATACTCTATAGCCTTTGGTTCTTCGTGCCATGAAACCCCTAAATATTTTTGCATATGGCTATTTAGACTTTCCATTAAACTAGAAGGCGCTTCGCTCTCTAGTATGCTGTCTAGTGCTGAACGTTTAATGCTCTTGAGTTTGGCTAATTGTTTGCCTTCTGGTCTTTTTTCTATTTCCCTTTCAGCAAGTGCTTTAGCCCAACATCTTAATTGTTCTTCACAATCGGACAAGGTTATTTTGTCGTCGTCATAACGATAACTCTCCTTATCAAATTTAGTATTAAGATCGGCTTTCATATCCTTAGTTGTTGCTTTCTTCTCAAAAAAACTTTGCGCAGAAATTTGCGCTTTGCTTAGAGCTTCCTCAGCATTTTTTAAGTTGTCTATGATTGGTTGAGCGCCGATTTTAATCGCCAGTTTTTTAGAGGCTTTGTTAGTTGCTTCTGTTGTGTACTGTTTAATTAACAGTTCTTGTTCTTCAATTAGAGGGTTGAGACGTCGTTTTACTTTTTTCTCAAAATGCTCTAATTGGTATTTAGTCATACGTGGCATATTCTTCTCCTTTATTTATTATGGGACTATCCTATATTAAAAATGTGGCTATTTTAAGGCAGTCCAATAAATAAATTCAACCTATGGTTGTACACACCTATTTATATATCCCGACCTCCCACCCCTATTATATAGGATAATTTAGGATTTGTCAATAGACATTGTGTCCGTTTTGGGCAACCCATTTTGGACAGTTTGCTTCCCTGGTGCCTTATTCTTGCCACTATTCTCCTATATACTCCCAATATGGAAAACAATAATAAAATATGGTTCGTAATTGAAAAAAGCAATTACGGAGGAACCACTAATAGTTACAGAATAGAAAAAACGGCAAACACAGTAGAACAAGCCACAACGTTCAAAGTACATTTAGACGCTTTGAACGACAGTAAAAATAAATCTTACTTTTTAGCTAGTGATATTGACACCGTATTGACTAGGGTTATTACTTCACATAATAAAGCAGTGGAAGAAAAACCTTTAGTTTTAAAAAATGAATTTCCTAATGAGGAAATTCCATTTTAAATAAAATTTCTAGGCGCCTACTTGTTTAGATGGCGCCTTTAAATAAAATATCTTTTTTGTAAGTTTTAGATAGCTACCTAAAGAAAAACTTTCGGGACAACTTCTGGTTGTGCTGTACGTCACACCGTATTTATACCGTCTTCGTGCAGTGAACAACCAGAACTGATCCCTGATCCATTGGGCGTTGACTAGCGTTAAACGACGTTCGAACGACGCAAACAAGTCTGGGTAGTTTGCCACTTGTTGTTAGTTCGGTCTCAATGGGTCTGGGATCATGTTAAGTAGGCAAAAATAGGGACGTAGTCCCACAGTTTTTTTGGTCACTGGTCATTGGTGGAATCAAGACGTTAAAAAAGGAAGGCTGACCAAGTGCTTAACATGGTCTGTGTAAGGGTTTTGGTAGAAGTATCAAAAGCATTAAACAAGTACTTGTTTAATGAGTAACTTCACAGAGCTAAGATCCATTGTGACGTCGTAGTATTCTAGATTAGACCTATCACAATGGATCTAAGAAAACCCATTTTGGACGTTAAAAAAAAAAAATGAAAAAAGTAAAAAGTTTAAAGGCTCAAGCATCAAGCGCCAAGCGCCATAAAAAGGACACAATTAAAAAGTAAAATAATTTTATGAAAGAAAAAATTAAAGTATCAATAAATGTTAGTGGTGGCAACGTTCAGCAAATTTTAACGAACCATCCAGACGTAGAAGTAAAACTATATGATTATGATAATGCCGAAGAAGGAGGCTACACTAAAGCAATGGAAGTGGCTGAAAAAAGATACAACAAAGATTTAACAATAAATGCTTATGGCTTATGGAACAGCTTATGATGCAAGAATTCACTACAGAAAAAGCCTGGGCAATTGTTGGAGGCTTATCTAAGCCTGGCAAAATGCCTGGCTGGTCTTATGGTATACCAGCTAAGGAGTGCAAAACGGGTTCCAAACTTAGAGAAATTGAAAATAGTGTTTGTTATAAATGTTATGCATTAAAAGGCTGCTACGTTTTCAAAGTTGTTCAGGATGCACAGTACAGACGCCTGGCGTCTATTAAATCTCCGTTATGGGTTGGCGCAATGGCATATTTAATTAATTCAAAAAAGCCCGATGTATTTAGATGGCACGACTCAGGGGACGTTCAAGACCTGGAGCATTTAATTAAAATTTATGCTGTCTGTAAGTTAACACCAACGCGTCAACACTGGATGCCAACACGGGAAGCGTGGGTTTTAAAATATTTAAATCAATGCCCAGAGAATTTAATAATTAGGTTTTCCATGCCAATGATCAACCAGGCACCAGCTGGGAGCTGGAGCCATACTTCAACCGTCGTGACTTCTGGCGCCACGTGTCCAGCACCAGGACAAGGGAACCAATGCAAAGATTGTAGAAATTGCTGGAAGAAAGAAATTAAAAATATATCTTATGGACAACACTAACAAAAGGAGAAAAATGAAAAGAATTAAACACAACGACTTAACACACTATTTCTTGCGCGATCATAAAGACCTACCCAGGGCTTACCTGGACAGCTGTGAGAAGTTTTTCCAGACTATTCAGGACAGATTGATCACAAAAAAAGATGCTGCATTTTTATTCAAGCACCAAGCAACAAGCTCCAAGCAACAAGCTTTGAGAAAGATAAAAGAAGACAACGATTTTTTAGATAAGCAAAGCAATGCAGAATACTATGATTCAAAATAAAAACGAAATAAGCTTTCTCAGGAAAAAACTGAAAAAGCTTAAAAAAATTCTTTCAACCAATGTTGAGATCTGGGACGAAACACAGCACGACCCGG